TTCCAAGCTTTATATCCGTATCCTAGTATTCCCATAATTATTTCCTTATTTGATTGTTAATACAACTTCTTATTAAATACAAGTCTATTTTTTTCCTTTACCATTTCTCCAGATTTGTGTTCCCTTTATACCAAAAATACTTCCAACTACAAGTATCCAAAGGCTAGTAAACCATGTTGGCAATTGCGAGAAATACTCAAAAAAGAGCTTTACTTTAGCCATAGCTTGCGGATCATCGCTGATGACCGCCCAGGCAAGCACCACTATGGGCGCACTTAAAATTAAAAGAACGAATTCGTCCTTAAAATCTGAATCTCTCGATTCTAAAAGTTTGCCCTGGTAAGATTCTTCTCCTCGGGCCATCTTTTCTGCATGCATAAGCCGTGCATCAGACATAGCTACTTTGGTTCGTTGTCTGTTTGAATAAATCTTGGCTCCAGCTTTGAGAGCCATTCCAGCTAAGTTAAACCACATAATATCTCCTTCAAAAAGTAGGACTTACACGCGTCGCGCGCAATTTTAGCACCACTTAACTGTAGATTTTTTTTCCTTTAACATTCTACGTTGACCGCCAACTTTATTTACAGTTGGGATCTCTTCAGGAATCTTAACCTCAACGCCACCTTTTAAGTAGCCGTCTTTATTGACGAACTGCTTTTGGTTGACTCCTTTGTAGAAAGGTTCTTTTTTTGCCATGTTTCCTCCTATTTTTTACTTTTACTTTTGTCGTATATATATCTACCCGTTAATCCCCCTGTAATTGGGGACGTAAGTTTAGTCCATCCTTTTACTTTAGTAGCACCTTTTTTAAGTGCACCTTTATTTAGTTCAGGCTTAGGAATAAAAGGCTTCCCTGATTTTTTATATTTTAGACTTACACCAGAGGTCGCTTCTTGTATTGCTTGTCCAGACTCTCTATTCAGCCATACACTCAATTTTTTTCCTGAACCGTGTTTTTTAGATTTTTTAAATTGTGTAATATCCACATCATCTTTTAATCTATAATAAGTTTTAACTTTGGGTCTTTTTTTAGTTAAAGCTTTTCCAAACCCTTTAATTGCTTTTCCTACTACGCCTACCATTATTTTTTACCTTTTTTATAATCTCCTCTATCTTTACGTCTCTTATATTCTAGACCAGAAACTGCTGCTCCACCTATTAGAGCACCTTTTCCAAAAGCTTTAACTTTTTTATAGTCAATACCCTTCTTCTTATATATTTTATCTAGATTTTCCTTTGCACCCTTGTATGGTTTTTTATAGTCAATACCCTTCTTCTTATATATTTTATCTAGATTTTCCTTTGCACCCTTGTATGGTTTTTTTCTAAGGCCTTGTATAGTTTTAAACACTTCTTTAGATTTTACGTTTCTATCTACTACGCCTCTTTTTAAAGTTCTCACAATTTCACTTGGAAAAGTTGAAAACTTACCTTTTGGTTTTTTTCTAAGGCCTTGTGTAGTATCAAATACTCCAGGTTTTCTTCCTCTGCTTTTTAAAGCTTTTCCAAACCCTTTAATTGCTTTTCCTATTACGCCTACCATTATCTGTTATCTCCTTTTAATGTTTTAACATCTTTACGTTTCATGTCGTCAGATTTCAATTTAACCCCAGCTTGTAAATAAGCTTTATCCATAGTGGTGTCGGCTCTTAGTTCAGCTAGTTCCTCATTCTGTTCTAGTTTTTCATCTGAAATGTCTTTAGCTTGAACTAGTTTAGCCTGGTCAATATTAACCCTAGCTTCATCATACTCTTTTTTACGCTGTTGGTCCATAGCTCTTAAGTCAACTTCTCTGGATTTTAATTTAAGTAGTGGATCATGGTCGAATTGCGAAGTAATCGCTTTTTCTTCCTTCATGAATTCTTCAGTCATTTCAGCAATTAGTACAGCTTTCCTACCTTCTATAGTCTGTTGTAGCTGTTGTAACTGCTGTGCCGCCTGTGGATTCATAGGCGCTTGTTGCTGTAATTGTTGTAACTGCATCATTTCCTGGCTGAACTCGACTTGGATTTGTTCCATTGCCATTAAACTGATGTGTTCTAAAATATTCTTCTGTAAGGCTCCCATGATTGGTGGATTGTTTCTCACCAGGTTGGTTGCCATAAAATTTAAGTGAGCAGTAATGTGCGCTCGGTGATCCTGTCCTGGAAACGCTTGGAAAGGTTTCCCTGCCAACGCATCAATATTTTCTAAAGACGGATCCTTAGGTGCGTTAGGTGGAGGCGGTGGTAAAACTTGATCAATATTCTTGACCCCTAGTGCTTCGTACATTTTTCGATACGACATATAAAGATTGTGCATTTTGGGATTTGACATCGCCAATTGTAATTCGGTTTGAGCCAAAGTAATCCTCTGCGTCATCGAGAAGATGTTTGGATCGGCTACGGGTAGAATATCGATTCGGTCGTCAAAATCAATTTGCTTAATGGTCCTTGCACCACCGACCACGTCGTATGGATATTCAGGCGGTAGATACGTTGAAATAATTTTAGCGAGTAATTTAAATTCTTCCTTCATTGAGAAGTACAATCGTTTATGGATCGCGGACATAACCTTCGATCCTCTTTCAAGAAGAGCCATGGTTGTTCCTACAGCCGCTTGTTGATTACCTTCTCCTGTTTGTAATTCTGATATGGCAGCAAATCGTTGACCTGCTTGAACCACGATTCCCATCAACTGTAATAAAGTCGCTGATGGTTCTTTATAAGGTAAAGGATAGAAGGCATCTTTTAAAGATCCGCCAGGTGCGTCGACATCTTTAAATTCTCCTGGTTGAATAGGAGACGCTTCATCTTTAACTCTGACCCCACGTTGCTTAAAGCCCGCAGGTAAATTCGATAGGGTGCCCGCATCTAATAATTGGCGGAGAGCGACCGTTGCGGTACGACTCAATCCGCCAATCATGTGAATGAGTCCAAAGCCATAGAATCCGAGTCCAGGCAGAAATTTAAAATGGACAAAGTATTGAATTCTTTGTTTCTTTGGGTCATTGGGCGCGAAGTTCCTTCTTATCGAAAGAACCTTTGTGCTGCTTTCATCGATGGTTACGATGTACGGCAGCTTGATACCAGTCGGTTCCCCGTCTGGACCAATATCTTCAAAGCCTTCTAGATCTAAATCTATATGGCATTCTAATAGGGTATAAATATTTTGGGGTCGTCCTGTTCGTTGAGTCCCTTCTAATTCTCTTTCTTTTTCTTTTAGTTCTTCTTGAACAATCGTTCCTGGTTTACCTAATTCAATATCGCTGTAAAATCCTGAAACCTGTTGTTTCCTTACATCGTTTTCTGAAATTTTAATAACATGCGTAATAGATTCTGCATCCGCAAGTGAAGTTGCCGTGTAAGGCACAACCACATCATCGGCTGGAACGAATTTAGAAACGCCTCGTTGTAAAAGATCGTCGTAATAAATTTTTTTGAAAGTGGAACCTGCTAAAGGTAAATGAAATAACATCGAATCAAATTCAGGTTCGTATTCCTTCATCTGATCCATGATCTGATAGTTCATGAAATCTTTAACACGTTCAGCTTGCTGTACCTTTCCAGGATTCGTCATCCCTAGAATCTGAGTTCTAACAGGACCATCCGATGGAAAAAGTTCTTTGTAAGCGGTTGCTTGGAATTGGGTTACGGCTTCTGCCAGCACGGGGTGCGTCGCACCACTTGCGCCTTGAAAAGGTTCGGTTCTGGTAACATATTTAAATCCTAAAAGATCTAAACCTTTTGTGTAAGATTGTTCCCATTCTTTTCGGGAAGTTTTATTATCCTGATACTGATAACGTAGTTCACTACCAATGGGATCTAAAACATCGTCTGGAAGAAGATCCGCTAAATTATCAAAATGATTTTCGGTTCCTGGAATTTTTAAATTGGCACTCGGATCAAAATCGATCGTCGCCCCACCATCGTCTTCAGGTGTAACTTCTACTGGTCCTTTTAATGGAACTTCCGCAATATTAACATCCGTGACTTCCTCTGCGCCTCCAGGAAGTGGAGTTTTTACGTTTGGGAGTCCTTTTTCTATATCTGCCATATATTACTCCGTACGCTTTGTAGCATAGTTGTTTAAATAAGCCAAGCCTTGTGAATCGGGTCCTGATTCAGGGGGAATGGCATTAGGTCTTCTAGGGTGTAGGGTAGCTATTCCACCACCTGCCATATTAGCTACTCCGCCAGCTATTCCAATTTTATCCATAAGGTCCCAACCACCCATTTCATATAAATCTTTCCATTTTTGTTCGGGTTTATCCCATCCATATTTAGAATAAGTATTCCAATCAATTTCATATCCTGGCTTAGTAATAGAACCTTCTAATCCTCCTTGAAAAGCAAAAGGATTATGTTCTTTCCAATTAGGATCACGTTCAGAAGTAAAAGATTGTCCATGTTTTCTTTTAGCTCCTCTATA